GGAACACTACGACAGTACGTGTCCTTAAGAATCGTTACACAGGAGAAACAGGACCTGCTTGTTGGCTACAGTACGACCGTGGTACTGGTAGATTGTCCGAAGTCGCTAACCCACACACAGGAGACGACTTTTGATTTATCTTGACCTAGAATCCGACGGTTTGAACCCCACACGCATCTGGTGCGTCGTGACAAGGGAAAATGGAGTAAACCAGATACACACTAGCCCAGAAACCCTCTCAGAAGCCCTCAGAAGCTCTGTGAGCGTAGTTGGACACAACTTAATAGGGTACGACCTCCCAGTGCTAAATCGTCTCTGGGGGCTTTCAGTTGCGTCTGAGAGGATTATTGATACGCTGGTGTTATCACGTCTAGCTGACCCAAGTAAGTCTGGAGGACATTCTCTGAGGAACTGGGGTAATGAGTTAGGCTTCCCAAAAGGAGATCATAATGACTGGACTTGCCTGAGCGCAGACATGATAAAGTACTGCATACGTGACGTGGAACTTACTGAAGCAGTACACCAGAAGTTAACGAAGGACATGGAGTGTTTCTCAAGTGTTTCTTTAGACTTGGAACATCAAGTGCAGTTCATAACTAACCAACAGGAGAAAAATGGTTGGACTTTAGACCAACAATTAGCACATGAGTTGTGCGCTACGTTTAAGGAGAGAATGAATGTTATCGAAGATGATTTACAAAGTAAGTTCCCGCCTATCGTCCATGAAAGATACTCTGAGAAGACGGGTAGGAGACTTAAAGACAAGGTGGAAACCTTTAATGTTGGCAGTAGGCAGCAAATTGCGAAACGCTTGGGAGAGCTTGGTGCGGTTTTTGGAAAAACTACTGAAAAAGGTAACCCAATCGTGGACGAGTCCGTTTTAGAAACGATTGACTTACCAGAAGCTAAAGCTGTGAGTGAGTACTTGATGCTACAGAAAAGATACGCACAGGTCCACTCATGGCTTGACCACGTTAACGAAGACACAGGCAGGGTTCATGGCAGGGTAATTAGTAACGGTGCAGTTACAGGACGTATGACACACCAGAACCCTAACATGGCTCAGATACCTGCCAGTAGTAAACCTTACGGTACGGAGTGTCGCTCTTGTTGGACAGTCCCTAGTGGTACTAAGCTCGTAGGGTTTGACGCTAGTGGACTAGAGTTACGTATGTTAGCTCACTACATGGACGACAAGGAGTTTACCAATGTCTTACTTAGAGAAGACGTTCATACCAGAAATCAAATGGCTGCAGGACTTGCAAACAGAGATCAGGCAAAAACTTTTATTTACGCTTTTCTCTATGGAGCAGGGGACGCAAAAATCGGTACTATTGTTGGAGGAAGTGCAAGAGACGGTGCTGGACTTAAGGAAAGATTTCTTAGAAACACACCTTCTCTTGAGTCTTTACGAGAAAGAGTTGTACGAGCGTCTGGAAGAGGTTATATCAGGGGCCTTGACGGTAGAAGACTTCATGTCAGATCAGGACACGCTGCACTGAATACTCTGTTACAGGCGGCAGGTGCTATTGTTATGAAGAAGGCTTTGGTAATCCTGGACAAGTACGCAAAAGAATGGGAGCTAGACTACAAGTTCATAGGTAACATACATGACGAAGTACAGACGGAAGTACGTGAAGCCCATGCAGACAAGTTTGGTTGGCTAGGGGTTGAGTGCTTGAAGGCATCTGGAATAGAGTTTGGGCTTCGTTGTCCTCTGGACGGTGAATATAAAATTGGCACAACGTGGGCAGAGACACACTAATGACAGAACCTAAATTAAAAAAAGACGGTAACAGAACATTCAAACCAACAGAAACATCAAGCAGAAAAGGAGACTTAGCAGAGTACTATGCAGTAACTTGGTTATGGGACAACGGCTATGAGGTTTTTAGGAACGCTGGTTGTACAGGCCCAATAGACTTAATAGCCTACAAAGACGGAATAACAACCTTAGTTGACGTTAAAACAACTAGAACAGATTTAAGGGGAGGTATTAAAACAGTGAAAAGCAAAAGGACTCAGGAACAAATAGAAAAGGGAGTTGTCTTCCTTGCTTTTGAACCTGACACTCGTAAACTTAGATGGGTGGATCATACAGAATGAAAAACATACATACATTAGTTAGTGACATATACAAACTGGTAGACACAAAAGAAGTCTCTGAAGACGTAGACATAGACGCTTGTATCGAACAGTTTGGTGAGAACGTCAAAGACCTTATGCGTCAGCAGTTCACAGAAAAGTACGACGACAGTAGAAAGCTTCGTATGTCCAACATAGGACGTAAAGACAGGTTTCTCTGGAACGTGTACAACGACGCTGAGAAAGGAGAGGACATACTTCCTCATACGTACATTAAGTTCATGTACGGACACCTCATAGAAGAAATGCTTTTGTTCTTGGCTAGAGCAGCAGGACACAAAGTAACCGACGAACAGAAATCCTGTGAAGTAGAAGGCATCAAAGGCTCTATGGACTGTAAGATAGACGGAGTAGTGACTGACGTTAAGTCTGCTTCTACTTACGGTTTCAAGAAGTTCAAAGAAGGCTCTGTAGCTTATGACGATCCTTTCGGATACGTAGCACAGATAAAAGGTTACGCAGCTTCTGAAGGTGAGACTAAGTACGGTTGGTTAGCAATGGACAAACAGAATGGACATTTGACTTACCTTATGTACGACGAGTCGGACACTCAAGCTCCTATAAATAATCTTATCTCTTACGACATGAAGGACAAGATTAAACACATCAAGAAAGTTGTTAAACAAAAGGCCCCACCAGAGGTTTGTTACGAAGCTGTACCGGAAGGCAAAAGCGGTAACATGAAGCTGGCTGTGGGTTGTTCGTACTGTGCTTACAAGAAAACCTGTTGGCCCAACCTCAGAGCTTTCTTGTACTCCACAGGTCCACGTTACTTAACAGAGGTAAAAAATGAGCCGAAGGTCCAAGAAATTGAAATTTCGTAGTAACTTTGAACACACAGTTTCCAAAATACTAAAAGGATTTGCCTATGAACCTTTCATGGTCCCATATACTGTTTATCGTAAGTACTGTCCTGATTTTGTACACACTTCTACAGGTACACTTGTTGAGTGTAAAGGCTTCTTCAGAGAGGGAGACACTAAGAAATACACCAGCGTTAGAGATAGTTTACCCGAAGGACAGGAACTTGTATTTGTACTCATGAATCCAGAAAAGAAAGTAAGAAAAGGAGGTAAGTTAACCATGTCTAAATGGTGCGAAAAAGAAAACATTCGTTGGTACTCAGTGGACACGCTGGAGGAGTTGATAGGTTATGTCACTAACAATGGAGGAAATTAAAGAACGTGTACTGAACACTTATGACTCTGACGACTTGTTAGAGGCTCTGGAGATTACCTCAGAAGAGTTACTGGACAGGTTTGAAGACAAATTTATAAACAGACTAGACGACTTTGAAGAGGACGTTGCAGATGAAGAGGAGGACGAAGATGAGACTGAATGACGAAACACCTGAAGCCTGGGACAGAGCTTACAACGCAGGTAAACCTAAAGCGTGGTCCGAAGTGTTTGACGGTAAGTTAGCAGAAGACAACGTAAACAAACCCCCACACTACAACAGCGGAGACATAGAAGCTATTGACGCAATCAAAGCAAGTATGTCTCCAGTAGAGTTCAAAGGGTACTTAAAAGGTAACGCCCTTAAATACATCTGGAGGTACAGATACAAAGGCAAACCAGTAGAGGACCTCAAGAAATGTCAGTGGTACTTGAAAAGACTGACAGAGGAACAGGAGTAATGAACGTCATAAAAGGAAATTTCGGAGACAAAAAAGAAGTTGCTAAAGTGTTTGAATGTATTACAGACACAGAAAACTTAGACAAGTACGACAAGGCTTTTTGTATCGTTAAGTCAAAAGATACATTAGTGGTGTCTACTAACATGGACAACGAAGAACTTTACTTTTTACTTGACCGTATAAAAATGTCAATACTAACACATGGAGAATTTGAAATATAATGGACGCTTATCAACAGTACATACACAAATCTAGGTACGCACGTTACTTACCAGAGGAGCAACGCAGAGAGTCTTGGTCTGAAACAGTGAACAGGTACTTGAACTTTTGGCAGGACAAAGAGTACATCACGAGCAAAGAAGCTCAGGACATTTACAAACAGATATATGACTTACAAGTAATGCCTAGTATGAGAGCTTTGATGACTGCTGGTGCAGCGTTAGACAAAGACAACGTAGCTGGGTTCAACTGTTCTTACTTACCTATAGACCACCCTAAAGCATTTGACGAGATGATGTACGTCCTAATGTGTGGGACAGGAGTAGGGTTTAGCGTTGAGCGTCAGTACATAAACAAACTTCCAGAGGTTGCAGAAAAATTATATGATACCGATACAGTTATATTCGTCGCTGACTCTAAGATTGGATGGGCAAAAGCATTTAGGGAACTTATTGCAATGTTGTATTCAGGTCAGATTCCAAAGTGGGACGTATCTGGAGTTCGTTCTTCAGGGCAACCCCTTAAAACCTTCGGTGGTAGAGCAAGTGGTCCTGAGCCTCTTGTCGATCTCTTCAAGTTCACCGTCGAAGTTTTTACTGGCGCTGCTGGAAGAAAGCTTAGTTCCATCGAGTGTCACGATCTCTGCTGTAAGATTGCACAAATCGTCGTCGTCGGGGGAGTCAGACGGTCTGCTCTCATCAGTCTCAGTAATCTCACTGACGACAGAATAAGACGCTGTAAGTCAGGACAGTGGTGGGTAGATAATCCCCAACGTGGCCTAGCGAATAACTCTGCTTGTTACACAGAGAAACCAGACTTTGACTCTTTCCTGGACGAATGGAAAAGCCTTTACGAGTCTAGGTCAGGAGAAAGAGGTGTGTTCAGTAGAGTAGCTAGTCAGCAACAGGCAGCTAAGAATGGACGTAGAGACGCAGACTACGAGTTTGGTACTAATCCGTGTTCAGAGATCATACTCAGACCTTACCAGTTCTGTAACCTGTCTGAAGTCGTTATCAGGGCAGACGACACGTTACAGGGGTTACGTCTTAAGGTCAGGACTGCTGCTGTACTGGGTACGCTACAGGCTACCCTGACTGACTTCAGGTACTTAAGAAAAGTATGGAAAGACAACACCGAAGAAGAAGCTTTGCTTGGTGTATCATTAACAGGAATTATGGACCACCCAATACTTTCAGGGAGATCAGGACGTGCAGACTTGCAACACTGGCTTACACAACTTAAAGAAGAAGCTATACAGACTAACAAGAAATGGGCCAAGCGTCTTAAAATTAACGCTAGTACTGCTATTACTGCTGTTAAGCCAAGCGGCACTGTGAGTCAACTAGTGGACAGTGCGTCAGGGATACACCCAAGGTACTCAGACCAATACATAAGAAGAGTTAGGGCAGACGCTAGAGATCCCCTCTGTGGTGTCTTAGAAGCCGCAGGAGTCCCTGTAGAGGAAGACGTGATGTCTCCTACTACTAAAGTCTTTTCGTTCCCTATACAGTCTCCTGAAGGGGCTGTGGTGGCTAACGACATGGGAGCTATGGAACAGTTATGTCTCTGGCAGACTTACCAAGACTTCTGGTGTGAACACAAGCCTAGCATGACGTGTTACTACAGGGACGACGAGTTCCTACAAGTGGGGCAATGGTTGTACAACAACTTTGACAAGATAAGTGGCATAAGCTTCTTACCTTACTCAGAACACACGTACCAACAAGCCCCTTACGAGCCTGTTGACAAAGAAGTGTACGACGAGTTAGTCAAAGGGTTTCCGAAGCAGATAGACTGGAACGTCAATGAAGAGTCAGACATGACTGAAGGCTCACAGCAGTTAGCCTGTACTGGCAATAGTTGCGAGTTGTAACGACATGGCTTACAGTGACAAAGTAATGGACCACTATGAAAACCCACGGAACGTCGGTAAGATGGACTCAGACGACGAAAGCGTAGGCACAGGTATGGTAGGAGCGCCAGCTTGCGGTGACGTTATGAGACTACAGATAAAGGTAGGAGCCAAGGGCATTATTGAAGACGCTAAGTTTAAGACTTACGGCTGCGGTAGTGCCATTGCGTCTAGTTCACTACTGACTGAGTGGGTTAAGGGCAGGACTCTGGAGGAAGCTACGGAAATCAAGAACACAGAGATAGCAGACGAACTAGCGTTGCCACCAGTGAAGATACACTGTTCTGTGTTAGCTGAAGACGCTGTTAAGGCAGCTATAAAGGACTATTTAGACAAACAAGGTTAACTAAGGGGCTACAACAGCCTCTTCTTGTTTTTCTTGTCTAGCTTGATCCATTAAATAAACAATATAAGCTTTATCTGCTTTGAGTTCTTTTATAATGGTGCTGTCTTTATATGTTTTAATCCCTTTGTTAATACCTGATAAGAGTTTAGCGTAAAACTTTAATCTTGTTTTTTTATTACCAACAGTTAAAACAGTACCTAAAGTTGCAGCACTAACTCCTAATGCTCCTAAAGCCCCTACCCCTCCTACAGTTGCTACAGCAGCCGAAGCAGGAACACTTATTGTAGCGTACAGAGCAAGAGGAGTGCTAGGTAAATTAGCCATTTTAGATATTCTTCCGTATAGTCTTTTAATTCTATTATCAAGTTCTCCTGCTCTTTTAACACCTAAAGTATAACGAGCATTTAAAAGATGGTGCATACGGTCAAAAGATTCATCTATCATCTCTCTACCTGCTATTTGTTTCAATTTTTCATTTAAAATATTTCTTACGTAACGTCCAGCAGCACCTTTAGCATTTTCTACCGCAGGGTCTAAAACAGCTTTACCTGAAGACCCTGTTGCATTAACAAACTCATCAAACTCTCTTCTTGCTTTTAATAAGCCTAACGAGTCAGCTTTATTATTTTGCACAAAAGTTATAGCTTTATTCAAATACTCTTGTGCTTTTTTTTGTCCTTCACGAGTAAGCTGAAAAAATTCAGGGTCTTCTAAAAATTTTATTCTTATGTCTCCATCTAAAGTCAAAATAAAAGGATCTAGTTCATATTTAGGGTTTCCTGATTGTTTTAAAAAAGTAATTAATTTATTATTTTCTTTGTTTATTTCGTCAGTAATTACATTGTAAGATTTTACAAGAGTGTCGTTAGGATTAAAAGCATCAGTATCTGTTAAAACATCTATAGTTTTTTGTTCTTTTTTTGTAGGAATGTATTTTATTTTTCCTAAAATACCTCCTTGGTCTTCGTACCTCCCTAAGTATCCTTTTTCTCCTGGTTTTAGTACCCCATCTGGTCCAAGTATTTCTGAGGTCCTTTCTTTTTTTTCTTCACGAGTTATTTTTTTAATCTTTTGTTTAGCTTTTTCGGCAGGACCAGCCATTTCAAACCTAGAGCTTGGGCTTATAACAGTAGCAATGTCTACTACACTTTCAAAAGTTTCCGCTTGTTCAGGGTTATTATCAGCCCACTTTGAATAAGTATCAAAACCAGAAGCCAATGCCTCAGAAGCTATACGAACCATTTTAGTGTCTTTAATTTCGTTCCATGTGTTTTCTAACCCTTCTTTTACTGCGTTAGGTATTAGTATACCTAGAGGATCAAAAACAAGTTCCGCACCTGTTCTAATAGCTTGAGAACCAGCTACTAACCCTTTTTTTATTCCCATAGGAGAGTCAATTTTATCTTCTCCTAGTATTCTTTCTGTTCTTTCAGCTACTTTTCCAGGGAATTCAGAAATAGTTTTAGATACAGCCTGTTCTACTTCTCTTGCTTTAGACTCAGAAATTTGTTTATCTATATCTGACTGGCTTACACCAAACTCCATTTCTTCAAGACTAAGTTTAGGCTTAGGCTTAGGAGCATCAGGAATAGTTTGGTTTGGTCCTTCTGGAAACAATATAGCAGCTTTTTTAGACAAACTACGAGCCGAATCCATATCTCCAGCGTCTTTAGCCCTACGAATAGCATTCATGTACTCTTCTTTTGAATATGCCATTTTACCCGCCTGTGTTAAAAAAAGCTTCTTCTGCTTCAGTTGTAGAGAGTTGTTCAATAACATCAACTCTACGTATCAAAGGTTTTAACGAATCTCTATCTTTATCTCCACCTTCATAAAACCTATCCACTGTATCATTCCACTTATTAACAACACCTGTTAAGTCTCTTTCTCTTATTGATAAAAGGTTTCGTAAAGTTTGAAGCTGTAACGTAGGATCAGCACCAGCAATTAACTTTGCGTACTCCCTGTCAGCGTCTGAAAGACCAGTACCAGAACCAAAATCTTTTATTTGTTCTGCAACAAGCTTACCAGCTTCAGCTATAAATGCTTCTTGATTAGTTACTTTTGGGTCAAACTCTCGTCCTAATATCAACTCACCAAGTCTACGTATTTGTAGTTTAGCGTTAGCGCCTAAACCAGTGTCCATTCCTTCAATTCTAGCTTGTTGTCTTTTTATAAGGAGTAAAAGACTACCTGCTTTTTCTGCTTTCTCTTTGAATTTTATAAATTCAGGAGCAATTTCGTCAGTAACTTCTTTTGTTAATAAACCATCAAAGTCTCCAAGTTCTTTTGTTAACTGAGGAGCTTCATTTACTAAGTTTAATTCTGAAGGATCTACCCACTTTTTCCCTTCTGGGTCGTATATTAAACCGTTGCTTTCGTTGTACACAGCTATGTCACCTGACTTATTAATCCAAGCTTTTGCGTTTCCTTCTTCTCCTTCTAGTACCTTAAAAAAAGTTTCGTTATCTACGTCTTCTAAACCTAATATTTTAAACTCTTCTGGCCCTATGTTGCGTCTTTGAGCTATTCCTGCTTTTTGTGAGGGTGTTAATTGCTGTAACTTTGAGTATCGTTGTAGTCTTGCCTCTTTCATAACTTCGTTTAATTCTTCAGGATCAGTTATTTCTCGCACTGTAGGTACTAAATCACTTAACCCCATCGACTCAAGTAAAGTTAAAGCTTTTGCTTTTCTTGTTGTAAAACCGCTTTGTTGGTCTTCTGACAATTTAAGCTGGGTTGCCGCTGTAGCAACTTCAGCAGCTTTTGCTAAGTCACCTATGGACTGATAGTACTTAGCTAGTTTTGTTAGTCCAGCAGAGGTTTTTAAGTCAATCCCTGCTATTTCTTCTCTTTTTCTTTTGGCTTTCATAGCACCAGGGACACTACCAAGCGCAGAACCTAAGTTAAACAAACTTTGGGACATAGCAGGTTGACCTAGCTGAGACAAAAACCCTCTTGAAAATGTAGCCATTATAAATTCTCCTTAACTAAATAGACCGCCTAAGCTTTCTGTAGCAATACTACCGCCAACCATTCCAGCAATATTAGCCTGACCTAGTGCTGACTGTAGCAACGCCTCAAGTCCTGTTGCATAAGTTTCTCCAAATGCCCCTGCTTGTTGTGCCATGGCTTGTCTACGTTGTTCTGCTGCTGTTATTCCTGGTTGTAACCCACTTAACAACTGTGCTTGCGGTACGTAACCTGCGGCCAACATACCTGTACCTAACTGTGCCTGTCGTTGTTGCTCTTGTCCTGCAAACTCCAACGCAGTTAACATAGCTTTGTTCTTAGCTTCTTCCTGAGCTTGTGCCAACGCTAGTTGCTCAGGGGTTCCTCCAAACATGGACGTGCGTACACCTAGTCGTCCTTGGTTAGCCAAGCGTTGTTCTAATGCAAGACGTTGACGTTCTTCTTCAGGAGCTTGTGCTGCCCTCATGCGGTTGTATATGTCTTGCTCACGTTGCGTTGTGTCTGTCTCTGCTAAATTAAAGAACATACCTGCCCTACGCAACTGTTCTTCCTGTAGGTCCTGTTCGTCAGGAGACGTTTGAATGTCATACGTCATTTGCCCTGTTTCGGGGTCCTGAGTCATACCAAACTGACCGCCTGTTGCTGTTGTGACGGTGTAGGGTTGAAACTTAAACCTTTCTTCTAACATTCCTGCTAAACCAGGAGTAAACTGACCTGTGGCTTCGTCTGTAAAGCCTGTAGACATACGTTCAAAAGCTTCTCTACCTATGTCTCCTACGTCTTCGTACCCTTTAGCAGCTAGAGCTAGACCAGCAGCGGTCCCTACTCCTCCTAATAATCTTTCTAATACGGTAGACATTAGTACGTTCCTCCGTCAATAGTTCCTGTAGACAACGTACCATTAAAAGTCAAAGCCCCTATAGTTACAGTGCCTGTGAACGTCGGTCCAGCCAAGTCTGCTTTTGTGGCCATTGCAGTTGCTATGTTGTCAAATTCTACTTCAAACTCTGTTCCTTTAATAATTTTACCAGCGTCTCCAGAAGGTAAACTATCTTTAGCTTCAAAGTCTGTTGTTTTAGTATAATTACTCATATTGTTCTACCTACTGTTGCAAGCACGTTGATTTCCTGTAAAGATAATTCTTCTCCGTTTATGTCAGCTTCCATGTCAATAGAAACGCTACCGCCACTACCGTTAGCATTAACGTCTAAACCTGTTGTTACAAACTCACCTGTCGAAAACTGACCTATATTAAACTGACTTTCATTAAAAAAAGCTTTTGCTTGTGTTGCTAGTGTTATGTCGCTAGTGCCTGTTTTTGATTTAAAGTCGTAAGCCCACTTAATAAATATATTGGCTCCGCTTCCTCCTACAATAACTGGCCTAAGTTTTTTAAGAAACTTAAGTTTAGTAGTGTCACCAAATGTTAACTCAGGACTTGTGTACCGAAAGCGGTAAGTTGAGTTGTTGTCTAAGTACCCTGCATAGGAACCAAGTCCGTGTAAACCGCCTAGCAATAAAGTACCGTTGTCTTTACGTTCATAAGAAGTAAACCCAGTTCCAGGCCAACGTGTAGCTCTGTACGCTCCGTTCTCAAGAGTACCACGTATGTCAAAACAAAAGGTTGTATTATGTCCAGTAAATGTAAGTAAATAAAAGTTTTCCTCTGGGTAATACACGGACCTAAAAAACTCTGTCTCTGAACTTAGTAAAGCAATAATGTCTTTAGTAATTGTTGAAGATAGATTACTAATAGGCATAGACTTCTCTTGTATGGTTCTACCAAAACTTTTTAAACCTGTCTGAGACAAGAATATTACGTCTGTGCCTGTGTATTGAACTGTGTCTCTGTCTACACAACCTACACCAGAAACCGTGTCTGCTAGAGTCATAGAAGCAGGTGTAGTAGCTCCTGAGTAAACTACAATACTACGTTTACCAAAAATTATCAGGTGGTTGTTATGGGCAGCTAAAGCTACAATCTCGTCGTAACCGTCAGGCCAGACTTGAGATATGTCAAGAGAGCCTGAACTACCGCCTGTCCATATGTGTCCAGACAACAAGTCCGACCAGTATATCGTAGACTTATCTGTGCTAAAGTCAGCAGTCCAAAGCCTACCATAAGCTGCTAACACTTCATTACCGTACTTAGCCGAAGTTAACCCAGCAGCACTATTAACTGAACTAAGTGTTACTACGCTACTGTTAGCACCTCCTGAAGAACCTGAAGCAACTGTATTGTAAATAAGAGGCTGTAACCCACGTTGGAAAAAGTAAACACTGTCGTTAAAGTTTACCATCTTCCAGTTGTCAGCAGAGATAGAATAACCACCAGGAGTTTCATCAGCTAACGTCGTTGTGCCACTTAGTATCTTATTGTTGCCCACTGAAAATATCTTAGTGGTCCCTGCGTCGTTCCTAAATTCTTTTATAGCTCTTATTTTACCTGAACCTAGTTGAGTTTTATTTGTTGTAGTAACACTAAGTCCTTTACGTGCTGCTATACGTCCACGTCGGTCTATTACAGCATTATCAGCTACTTCTGCAAAAGAAGGGTCTTGAGCAAGAGGCGAGTCTTCTGTATTAATACCTTTGAACGCTGGGGCGACAAGGTTGATACTGTTTAGTTGTTGTGCCATCTATTGTCTCAAGGTGTATAAAAAATAGTTTCTTCTGGGTGTCTACCTGCGTCCTGTGCTATAGCGTCTCCTAAATATCTATTAGCTATAGTAAAGTACTCAGCAGTTGACGTACCGCCTGTTTCTCCACGTTCTCTTGAAGCAAGAGCTACTGCTAGTTGTACTACTGCATTTTCAGGAACTGCTATAGAATCTGAGTCGCTCGTTAAAACAGAGTTACGAATAACAGCGTCAAAACGTAAAGCATAAACTGCGTCTGGTTTTGGGTAAACGTCAATCGTCATGTCTCCATTACCGTCTACTCCAGCATAAGTGTAGTATCTAGGTGAACCAGTAAGAGGATTGTTCAAGTAAAGCTGTTCGTCAAACCAGTTGTTTGTCTGGTACTGCATCTTAAGATTAGACGTGTCGTTAAGCACGTTTAGTTCTTTTATTTTGTCTCCACTGTTTGTTAAGGAGTAATTAACTGTGTCAGCTACCGTGTTAAAAGCTAAAGTTGTACGTAATGCTGACCAATCCCAAGCACTTTCAACTAAATCTTTAGCGTCATTTACAAAGTCACCAACGAGCTTACTGTAGCCTGTTGCTTGAACTGTAGCTACTTCGTTTTCTCGTAGTCTTCTTAAAACACTGTTTACTGCATTTAAATATGTCATTAAACTATTCCCTTAAACAAACTATCATTTATCAAACGATTAAGCTCAACATTATAGTCTTTAAGTTGATAAGGCACAGCTACAAACTGAGGAAGGCCGTAACCTAAATTATCCATGTATCCTTTTCTACCAGAGCCTCCTCCTCCTAAACCAGTAAACATACCTCCTCCACCAGTAATAGGCTCTTGTTCTTCAGAGTCGTCACCACTACCTCCTCCTCCACCAGCAGCAGGTTCATCTGGTTTTTCTGGCTCTCTAGGGTCTACTCCACCGTTTCCACCACCACCAGTAGGATCTCCTGAAGGCTGTTCTTCACCTGGAGGAGGACTACCTTCAGGAGGAGTACCAGTAGGACCATCATTAGGAGGACTCTCTGGAGGAGGATCAGCAGGAGGATCAGCAGGAGGATCAGCAGGAGGAGTACCAGTAGGACCTCCTGTAGGCTCTTCTGGACCTTCTGGAGGAAAAGGAGTACCCTCTGGAGGACCATAAGGAGGACCGTCATTAGGAGTACTCTCAGGAGGAGTGCCTTCAGGAGGCTCACCAGTAGAAGGATCTTCGTCGTCTAAAGGTCCCTCGTCTCCAGTAACAGGAGGACCTTTCTTTTCATCTTCAGGAGGAGGTTCTTCTTGTGGCTGGCCGTCGTCTCCAGTACCGTCTCCAGTACCGTCTCCAGTACCAGCGCCATCATCTTCGCCTTCAGCAGCAACAGGTGGAAAATACTTTTCTTTAGCGGTGTCTACAGCAGAACCAATGGCTCCACTAGCCAGCAACCAACCTAATAAACCTTCTTTACCACTACCACCGTCCAGTAAACCACCAACCGTTACCGATACTCTACGTAAAATACTACCTGCTGCGTCAACCACGTTAACAAAAATGTTTCCGTCGTTGTCCGTAAAAATGTCTCCTATTTCTTCACCAGCTTCTTTTATGCCGTCTATTACGCTATCAATACCGTCTCTTATTTCTCCAGGTATGTTCTTTATTTTTTCTTTTATTTCGTCTATCTTATTCCTAGCGTTTTGTGTTATGACTATACTACCGTCGTCTAGTATGTCAACTTCTAAGCCAGTGCCTTGTATGTAAGTAGGTAAACCAGGAATAGGTATAAGTATTCTTCCTTTCATTTTACCGTCTTCAAAAACAACACCCACTCCTGGTAAACGATCAAGAGCGTCTTTTAACATTGCATCCAAGTCACTTTTTATTACAGCAGCGTCTGGGTCAACTCCACCACGTAACCACCAAGGTCCTCCAAGTACTTCTTCTTCGTTTGTTTCTCTACCTAATACACTGTCCCACTCACCTTCTGCAAAACCTAAAGAACTATAAAGCTCTCCAAGAGTTTCCTCGTTTTGTTGTCTTATTTGCTCATTATTAAATCCTTCCAGTATAGAGTCTAAGAAAGCTTCCTCTTCTGTGGGACCTTCTTCTTCTGGTGAGCTTTCTCCTGGTACTTCAGGATCAAGAGGTCCTTGGCCATCACTGTCAAACTCACTGTCTACACTAACCTCTTCGTCTTCAGGAGGGTCATAACCAAATAATTCAGCAAGCTCTTCTCTAGTAGTCCCAGTGCCTTTAGTAAAAAACTCTAGTTGTGCGTCAGTTAAATCATAAGGGTTTAAAATACCGTCCCTCATGTCTTGTACCATATCTTGACGAGTGTTTGCGTCTGATATGTCCTCAAGCTCTTTATCAGAAGGAAAAGGAGGTACTGGTGGTTTTTCTAAAGGGTCAAGACCTGGGGCTGGCTGTGGCATCCCTGGTTCACTAAACCGACTACCAGAAGGCTGCGTAAACGGTGAAGTAGGATAGCCTCTCGATGGTGAATTTGTTGGAAGAGAGCCAAATAACGACATTTAAAGTACCATCACAAGAAGCGTAGCAGTACAACTAAGCGCTGTACCTATGACTAACCAAGCTAGACGCTCCCAACGAGCCGCATGAGTGTCTGTAGCTCTCCTAAGTTCTCTAAGTTCTACAACTGACTCAGCCCAACGCTCTCCACATTCTTTCTCGTGTTTTGCTATGCGCTCTAAAGCTTCTAACGCCATTTCTAATGCTTTATCATTGTCCATATTATTTCTTCTTTAGGCTAAGTAAGCGGTCAACTCCTTTAATACCAAAAGAAGCACTTATACAAATAAAAAGTAAATACTGGTAGTAGTCAGGTAACTCGTCTAACGCTTGAAAAGCATACTTAGTTCTTTCAATAATTGAAGGATCATTGACGATAATACTGTACCCTATCATAAAAATGGGGACGCTGAGTACCAAGGTCCAAAATTCGTCTTTCCAGCTATTAGCTGAAGCATCAGCCATCTTAGCTTCCCAATCAGCATTGTTCTGAATGGTTTGCATTTGTGCTTGATGTTTTGCTTTAGAAATCTCATTTCTATTTTTTATTATCTGTCCTGCTATGTTAGCAACAGGAGAAATTAAAGAAGTTACCCAGTTCACTTATTCTTGCTCCATTGACCAAGTTTTACTTGTGGTTCTTGCAACGTCTAATTCAGACAGGTGTGTTTCAGGATCGTACTGAGTTAGTCTTTTTTTTCTTTCTTCAGGGAAAGCTTTAAAGTATTCTTCAGTTAGATTTGTTTGTTCTACGTTGGTCATAAAACACCTTTATATTTATCTAAACAACGTGTACATCCAAGCCATAAAAAAGAATAAAGACACACCACATATAGTATAAAATAATATTTGTAAAATCTGAGTAAGTTCTTTGTCTCTTCTAGCTCTTTGTTTTTTTAATATCTTCAATCTTTTCTCGTGTTCTAACCTACTTTCCTCTACACGGTTCATAATCTCATGGTAGTCTTGAGACAGACCCTGCATCAACATCATGTCTTTTAGTTGTTGATTAAAAGTAGATAATTGTCTTTTAGCTATCTGTATCTGCATACTGTCTTGTACAGATAACTTACCTACGTGTTTCTTTTCTGTAGTTAGTACAGCGTCATTAGCCTTAGCAAATTTTCCAACTATGTTTGCAAAAGCTGACGCATTATTACCAGCTTCTTTAGCTGTTGATATTGCATCGTTTAAACCTTTGACAAGAGCAATACAAGCTGCTACTTCAGCTATAGCCATGATTAGTTATCATAACGTTGGCTTAGTATCAGGAAAGTCTGATGTACTAGGCCAGTCTCTTAATTTAGTTCTGTAAGCTGCTAACTCTGTTTTCTTTGGAAAGTCTGTAAGCAAAGACAAAGTATCTGTTCTATGTAACTCTGAATCTCTCCAGACTTTTGCTTCAATCTCACGTTCTGCTTTTAGTTCTTCTGAAGTAGGTACAATAGTTACATCTTCGTGAGAGTATCCTTCACTTGTAGGGTAGGCTTGTTGAGCAAAAGCTAAAGACCCTAAAAGATTATTACTTACACCATCTTTTGTTACTTTTATAATTGCCATATTTTTATCCTATACTTGAAGGGAAAATTAAAACTCCTCCACTTCCTCCTGCGCCTCCATAACAATCCTTGTTTGTGCTACTAGCGGCTCCACCTCCACCCCCACCAAGACATCCTCTTCCTGCAACTGTATTCTGAGTCACGGCAGAAACACCTCCACCTCCACAAAAAGGCCCTGAAATACCTGTATGATTGTTATAGTAGTAATCAAGATACTTATAAGTAGGTACATATCCTGATTTATGATGCTGACCTATACCACTATGAGTCGATATTGACATATCATAATAAGTACCTTGATATTCTCTTACAAATACTTCCAAATCTGAAAAAGGAGGTAGTGTTGCAACAGGAGAATTATGTATTCCACTATTAGTAGGGTGTCCTGCATTGAGTGAATGATCTGCTGCGTATGAATCATAATCCCAACTTATAGATGCTCCCATCTGAATTACATTAGCAGTAGTAGTACCAGTAGGTGCAGCATTTCCTGTTGTCCATAATCCAACTGCACCGCCTCCTGACGCTGAGTGATCTCCTATTCCAGTAAGTAATCCTCCTGCGCCTCCTGTAAAGTTTCCTAAAGTTCCTCCAGATGCGCTACCTCCAGCACCTCCTAAACAAGCATCTCCTGACGCATTTACATGAACTCCTCCAGATCCACCATTAGCTGTCATAGTGCTAATTCCTGAACCAGAAAGACTACTATTACCACCATCATCACCATTACCTGCACCATCGCTACCATAGGCTGCGCTAGTGGCTTGTTCACCTGCTCCTCCTGCCCCGATAGTTATGGTATAAGCTGTACCAGAAGAAAAAGTAAGTTCTGAAACGGCACAACCACCTGCACCCCCACCAGAACATTTTCCATTCATATCATACTTTGCGGCACCTCCACCTCCTCCTCCAATTACAAAAACTTTTGCAGTTACATCGTATGAAGGAGTCCAAGTTTGACTTCCAAAAAATGCTATAGTAGGTAACTGTCCACCGCCACCTGCTGCTGCCCCTAAAACCGCCATACTTTTCTCCTAAATTTCAAACCAGCCGATAGTATCATCGACATAAACAAGTTGAACTGAGTTACCTTGAGCTAAAGTTCCATCTTCAGCCGCAGAGTTAATGTTTGAACTATTTCTTGCTATTGTTACAGTTCCAGCCCCTGCATTACATATAATTACTGTATTTCCTTGATTCCCTCCAGAAACACTAGCTGCTGGAAGAGTAATAGTAAACGCTGTGCTTTTGTTAGCTATAAGTTGGTCTTTATTTACTGCGGTGTACGTATCGACTTTTATTGCCCAGTCTGTATAAGCACGTCCAGTATCAGCAGCTACAGAAGCAAAAGAAAGAGTGCCACTTCCGTTTGTACTCAAAAACTGTCCATTGGAGCCGTCAGACACATCTAGTCTTGCTATGTCTACTGAGTTGTCAGCTATTGCTGCTTGCGTTACAGCGTCGTCTGCTATTAGTTTAACTTTAGTTAGAGCCATAATTTATACCACTCTTGGAAATCTGTATTCTGGTTCGCTTATTTGTCTTACCCCACGTTTAAACTGAGCTACCCGATCAGAAGTAAAAATGTTTTCTGCCACACAAGCAGTCATTACGTCATCAAATCGTGTGCTTGTAACGTCTACAACCCAATCACGATTGCTCATAAGCAAAGCGGTATCTGCGATGATCTGAGTAGAGCTTCTAAAAAATGCACATAACTCTGTTTCACTAAGGAGGTTTAACCATACGGAAGCAGGAAATACCTCCATACCTTCTCTTCCTGTTTCTTCGTATTTATAAAAGTCCATAGAACACCGCCATTTCATCACACCAATTATGTATATCTGCCTCTGAGTAAGCCCCAATAGATTTACCATAGGGCATTGTGTTATTTGGAAAGTGGTATTTACCTCTCCATCTCTGGGCGCACCAGATACCAGTTCCCCAAGGCGCATTACCAGCAAACGTCAAGTTAATTCCAAATTTACCAGTGGTTAAATTATAAATTTGACCATAATGACCAGCCATGCGATCCGTTCCTGAATGCAAATAGTAAACTTGAACCAATATATTGTTTGCTGTCGGCCCCATTACAGCATAGCCATAGCCGAGACTATATGAGTTAGCATAGGTGCTAGGCAATAAATCTGCGTAGCTTAAAGCTCCGTTGGTGATATTTATTGTAACCATCGCCCCCCGATAAGGTACAGCAGACGCAGAATTTCCTCCTGCTGGTAAAAAACAAGGTATTTGAAAGTTTCCCGATCCATCTCCTCCTGCTCTGTACATTGCCCCAGCAGTACCACTCAGCACACTAAGGTTATTCATTGAAGCATTCCCTACCTGTGCATTACCTATGGCTGTAACTGTGCCAGCTTCATTAACAGAAGAAAGATACAGCGTATGGGGGCTAGTTCCTGTATCTGAAGTTAAAATATAAAGTTTGTTATCTGCATCATCCATGTAATAATTTAGAAAATTCTCAGTATTTGCGCTCCCTGACGCTTCATCAACAGTCATACCGCCATTCCAAACACCATCTGTTACTGCCGATCCATCTGCATTATATTGTTGCAAATCAGTTGTATATCCAGAATATCTTATTCTGATGGATCTACCTGCGGTTCCTCCAGAAAATGCAGGGAAATAATAATATTGGCTATAACCTTGACCCATTGTAGAGTAAACATCTCCAAGTTCTGCCCTTGGGAAGAGAGGCATCTCTTTATTTTTACTTCTTACTATATTTGCACTTAAACCAGCCATTCTTATCCTCTCCTACTCATCGAAGCCCATCATCACCATGTTTACACTAGCCACTGTGCTTCTTCCGATCACATAATCACTAGCCCCTGCTACCACTGGAGAAAAACTTAAACTTTCATCTGGAGCAATCTGAGTGTTCTCTAGTAGCTTTTGAGCGTTAGCAAAGGTTGCAGAACTATCTCCTACACCTAATTGAACAAAAGCCGTTGATGAACTCCGATTAAGAATATGAACAGTATAAGTACCTCCAGAGGAACCAGCCTGTCCTATGTTCGCTGTTGTGTTTGCGCTAAGATCCACGCCTGATATTTTAACTGTCATTAGATTTGCCCCATAAAGAATACTTTACTAGTGGATATAGAAGTAACTGTGTCCCACGACATTACCCCACTTCCGTCTGTTTTTAAAAATTGACCTGCATCTCCATCACTAGCAGGAAGAGTTAGTACAATATTACCTGCATAAGAACTGTGAGGAGCCGCTTGAAGTCTTGTATAATGTGCATTAGAAGATTCACAATAAAAATCTATTTTAGACTGAGTACCTCCATTTTTAAGAGCTATAGCACCTTGAGAAATAGATACACCGTTAGTAGAACCTCCCCCTATACCTAGACTTGTAACAATATCTAATGCGTGTGCAAGTTTAGCACTTGTTACATTATCATCTGCTATTTTATCTGTAGTTACATTTGAATTTAATATTTTGGCTGTAGTAATTGCATTATCAGAAACAGTACCAACAATGCTATTTGTAGCAGTCATACTCATAACTTCTATAGATGCTCCAGTAGGAGGAGCCGTACTAAAAGTTAAAGTTGTTCCAGAGGTAGAATAAGTATCTTTTTGTTGGTATACACCATCCAAAAACACAAATGTATTTTGTTCTACACTAGGGTCTATTCCTAGTGTAAACGCTGTAGTGCTGTTGTCTCCAGTAAAATTATTTGTAGTAAGGTTAGCGCCACCGCCTCCTATCTCACCCCAACCGTCAGCACTATATCCCTCAAAACCTCCTGTGGTAGTGTTGTATCTAAAATTACCAACACTAGGGCTTCCTGGCCTATTACCTGTTGTTCCGTCTGGTACTTGTAAATTTGTAGTTACATCTAAAGTTGCAAAACTTACTGAACCTCCTCCTGTTCCTAATTGAGACTGTACGTAAGCTTTTACAGATTGTTGACTAGGAATAGAAGTTGCACTATCAGAGGCCATGTTGTCTTCATCAACAAAAGCCGTAACACCGTCTAACACGTTTAATTCAGAAGCTGTTGCTGTAACACCATCTAAGATATTAAGTTCTGCTGTAGAAGAAGTAACTCCGTCCAAGATATTTAACTCAGACGCTGTAGCAGTTACTCCGTCTAAAATGTTTAATTCTGCTGTACTAGAAGTAACTCCGTCTAGAATATTAAGTTCTGAAGCAGTTGCGGTTACACCGTCTAAAATATTAAGCTCTGCTGCGGTAGACGTAACTGTTGTTCCAGCAATAGATAAAACAGAAGGATTATTACCTACTTCAATAACTGAACCACTAGAGTTTTCTGTGTACAAACGTCTATTGGTTAGGTCTATTGCAGGTTCACCTTGGACAAGACTACTAGCAGCAGGTACACCTGATCCGTTTTTTAATTTAATTGTTGTTGCCATTAATTAACTTCCCTTTGCAGTAGTATATAGGGAAAAAGGGGCCTGTTAAGACCCCCTTTAAATCCGTTACTCAGCAATAGCGAGAACGAAACCAGCTTCAGGACGATACACCTGAACACCGTACAGGCAGTCAGCCGTGTACAGGGTAGACAAGTATTCCTGCTTGTACTGGGTTTGAGAGCGTACTGACTGTTGCTCTGCAAGGACAATAGCGTCCCTGTGGAAGAGCATAGCAGCACGAGTGTCGATAGAAGACGCTGTGTTATCAGCGGCAGCTTCTATAGTAGCACAGTTAGCAGATACATAAACATCAACACCGTACAAGTTACCAATAAGACCTGACTGAACAGCCTGACCTGTAACAAAGTCAGAAGACACATAACGGTCAATGCCCATAATCGTCTTACGAACAGAAGGAGGTATAACAAGAACACGTTCTTCCATGGGAACATTGTTGTCGTCCAGTTTTTGAATCATGTCACGGAAAAAAGC